ACATGTGCGATTGCCCTCATGGAGTGTTCAATTCAATATTCCTCTCCCTCCCACAAAGTTGTTATTGACCGTATGGTCAAAAATCCCAAAATGTGTGAAGTTTGCAATAAAACTCACAAATCTGTGAAAGCACAGATTCAACACTTAGCGAATACTCGCTGTGAAGCATTGGTGGTTTGCCTTTGCGGAGAAGCCATTGATTGGCATCAATCAAGTAGCCATTTGGCAACTTGTGATCTCCTAAAACCTTTTAAGTGTAATGTAATCAAGTGTGATAACATTGTTTTCAAATCTTTGGAAACTTTTTGTGCTCATGTTTGGTGCGCTCATGGACAGAGCAAGAAAGAAATTGATCCAATGGATTTTCGTTTTAAGATTCGTGCACAAATTGGAACTCGAACTCGCTTCGACCAGATGCAACTTGAACAACTCATAGACAAAACGCGAAATAACACCCTTAGGCGTTTTGTCCTGAAGCAACTTGTTCTCGAATCTAATTTTGCTGCTGCAAATTCGAAATTTCTTGGACTTATCCATGCGCATACGATTAAAGTGATCCCTCTCTTTTCTTCTACAGAAGGAAAACTTATGACTTATTCTATTCGTACTGCTGATGGTATTTTCTCTGTTAAGCTTAACATCCGTGATAAAGATTATAATGCGATTGTTTCTCGACTTCGACCTCTTAGCGTTGTTCGTGCTCAGGCTTTGTTTGATTCAAAAATTACTGTCGACCTTCATCATAAGTTTCCAACTGAAGGAATGGAAGAGATGGTTAATTCTTGTAATGCTGTATTGCGTAGTCTTGGAGTTGCTTCTCAGAGTGTGATTCAACGTTGTGTTTCGATTTGTTGTAAAATCTTTATTGCTGTGCGCATTGGGATGAAAGATGTTAAAGCACTTTGTGCTTTGTTTATTGACCTTTTGTGTTCTTTGAATGTTGGATCCGATTTAGCTATGTAGGCTTGGGATGTGGTAAAACAACACTTTTCCCGTCTTCGCGAACTTTTTCCATATTCTTTTGTCCCTCGTACTCAGATTGGTGCTGATGTTATTACAAGTCTTGTTACTGTTCTTGCAGTTTGTTTTAGTGCTGTAATTGTCTCCCGACTTCCAAAAGAATCCGAAATTAGCTCAATGATGAAATCTGTAGATTCTTTAGGACGTGCTGTTCGTGGTGCATCCACGGCTTTTGATGGAATTGGGAAAATTGTTGGGAAGGTCGTGTTTCATATTTTCCAAGCCCAGTATGGTGTTCCAACAGAGATAGCTGAACTTGAAGTTTTCATGAATGGGATACAACAATGGTTTGTTGATGTTCAAGAAATTGTTGAGCTTGGAACTTTTGATCGATTGGAAGAGAACCTGCTTTGTGTGCTCGTGTTCAAGAACTTTATCGTCAAGGATTTCAGTTTGTCCAACAAGCTACTGCTTTGAAGATGGAGCGTCGACTTATGCAACCATTTAATGTTCATTGGCAGGTTCTCCGTAAATATTATGAGAAAGCAGGATCTTCTAGCGCTTTTACAGGTGGTCCTCGACACGAACCTTTAGTAATTTATCTTTCTGGAGAGTCTGGACAGGGGAAGTCTGCTTTGATGTACTTTCTTGCGACTGAACTTCTTAAAGTTGATGGAATTCCGCGTGATGTGAATGGTAAACTTGACATTACACAAGAAATTTACACTCGAATGGCGGAAAATGAATATTGGGATGGATACAAAAATCAACGTGTGTGTCTGTTTGACGATATTTTCCAAGTGATTGATTCGCCTGCAAATCCAAATACAGAGATCATGGAAATCATCAGGACTGGAAACTTGACAAAGTTGCCGCTCCATATGGCTGAATTGAGTGACAAGGGTTCAACTTGTTTTAACTCCAAGATTGTTATTTGTACATCAAACACACCAATTCATTCCTATTTTCCAAAATCTATTTCATGTGTTGATGCTCTTCGACGCCGTGTTGATGTCAATGCCCGGATTGAAGCAAAACCTGAGTTTTGTAGATATGACAGAAATTCTTTTGGAAAGCGATTTTTGGATCGAAACAAGGTTAGAGTTAAGTTTGGTCAAGATATGCATGAGGATGTCTATGATGTGTTTTTGGAGGATCCAATCAATGGAGATTCAATCCTCGTTAATGAACAAAAGCGTATTTCTTTCAAAGACCTCGTATTGCTTGCTGCTGGTAAATATGAAGCTAAATTTAAAGCTTCATCGGCAATGCATGACTTCTTGGCAGAGATGGCAGAAAGACCTCCTGTTGCTCAAATTGGAATACCAACTTGGGATTCTATTAAGGGCATTTTCTTTAAACCTCGAGTTATTGATCCGGTGGAATTTGCTCAAATGGATCTGGCGAATTTACATCTTGAAATGAAAACACCACGAGAATTGAGTCAATTACCCCATGACGAAGTTATAAATATCGTTAAGAACATTGGACAGCTTCGACGCATTTTCAATACCCGATTGGCAAATGATATTTGGATAGAGCAGAATGAACTTATAATAGATCCCATACGTTGGTCTACTTTGATTCAGTTAC